GTAAAGTATTATTGAATGAAGCTGACCAGGTATGCGTTTTCCCAAGAAGTAATTTCTCAGCAATAACCAATCTTGTTAAGCGTTATTATGGCTTTGGTCGTGATGATGTAAATTATCTAAAAGAATTAGGGCAAAGAAGCCGATGGGCTGTTATTAAACGGAGTTATCCAACTTGTGTTATTGGCGAACAAGAAATTAAAGTATTATAAATCTTTCCAATTTATGCGTTGTCCTTTCTTTTTTATCTCTATTGCTTTTTCTATTTGCCTTTTCGTCAAATCATCTGCTAGTGGTGACGGCGTTTTATTGCTTACTTTCTTTTTGGGTCTGCAGACTGTTGGTTCTGTCTGTCCCTTATATTTTTTACCGCAAGGAATATATATTCCCATATCTTTCAAGGCATTGAGATTGACCCAGTTTTCTTTAGTCCATCTAATTAATGCACCTTTATTATCCTTAGTAGTTGGTTTTGATAAACCTAATTTTGCTAATTGCATAGAACGATAGGCAGAAGGCTTTTGATTTGCCATTTTTATTATAATATAAGATATTAAAATTTTTTAATTATTCTAACACCAAATCTTTCATTAGTATCTTTAATACTTTTATTTAGTGTCTTCTGGTTCCAGAGTAAGAATTTACTTAACGCACCAGGTGTATAGATATTCGCATAATCTTCTCCCATTCCTCTATGTCTTTTAAGGTATCTGGCTTTGGCTTCATCGTCTTTTGTAATTGTGTAATCATTTGCGCCAGCCTGACCGAAATAGGTTTTCTTTTCTCTTCCAGTTTTTGGATTAATATATTGGATATAGAATTTCTTAGTAGGCTTATCAGATTCATATAAATAAATTTTATTCATTCGAAGAAACCAAGGTTTCCCCGTGCCCCTTCCTTTTTTTGTATATTATATATTACTTAGAAAATATTTGTATAATATCTTGCTCTTCTTTTTCATCTTCTTTTAATGTTATAAATGTAAGACAAGTAACCAGCCAGTCAGGAGATTCATTTTGACCCATCAATAGTTTTGCATATTGATTCACATCTAAATAATGAAATCTACATCTTAAACTAGCGAAACGACCGCATTGATTATAGCCCGTTTTTAATTTTTGAAATCTATAAGTATTATATACAACTTTATAACCATTATTTTGTGCCTGCATATATAATTTATTTAATAGTTTTTCTTTAACATATGGATTGCTAGAATATCCTATTTCTTGCGATGCATCTAGACCGTAAGAATCACTATGTTCTATTGTATTCGTTTTAGGATGATATAAAATTGCAACCCAATGACCATTATTATCATCCATTTCTGTAGGAAATAATAGAATGCATTGATTTGTTTTTCCTATTACATCTAATATAGATGATGCATTAAGTAAATCCTTATATAAAACTATTTTTGCTTTTCCTCGTGTTATATAACTAACATCATTACCTGATAAATCATTAACATATACTGACCGAATAACTTTATCCATCGAAGAAACCAAGGTTTCCCCGTGCCTCTTCCTTTGTTATAAATACTATATTATATTATATTAAGATAAAAAATATATTTCTATTATATAATAGATATATAATTTTATAGAATTTTTTGGCACGGCTGTAATGTCTGTTTCATTGGTTAATGCTTTGCCATTGCAAAATGTATCAAATGGATTTAGTTTTGTCGGCGACTATGATAATATAGTTAATTTTTGCGAAATTGATGTAGCTATAAATGCTGAGGGTGATTATTCTGTTAGTTTTGATTTTTCACCAGATAAAATAGAAACAATAACATCAAATACAGAAACATTTACATATTCCTCAAGTTCTTTTATTACTTATAAATTAATGCCAGAATGTAAATATTTCAAATTATCGTTGGAGGCTACATCGAATATTAGTAATTTGATGGTTCAAACAATATATAAATCTAATTTAACTTATTCTTTATTATCTGGTGGAAGTGGTGGAAATGTAAATATTGTATCACAATCTGCAGACCTTGCTTTAGATAGTAGTTTAACCACTATAAATAATACATTAAATACTAAAGGAACATTTGTTTTATTTGATAATAGTATAATTAGTGCTGGTGATGCTTCTTCTAGTATTACTAATGCAAATAGTTCTAGAGTATTATCAATATTTGGTAACACTTCATCATCTACAACACTTACTGTTCAATTTGCATTATCAACTCCAGTTTCTACTAGCTGGTTTTCATCACAATATAGTATTACTGCTAACGGTAATTGGGGTTTTAGTTTTCCTTGTTCTTTTCAAAGAATGAGAATAATTTCAAGTGATGCAACTACAATATCTGCTTATTGTGTTTTTGCGTGAATATTCCAAAAATAAAATCTAGATATATAATAAAATGCAAAATGGAAAAGTATATAAAATTATTTCAAGTATTAGTGAAAATATATATGTTGGTTCTACTTTTCAACCATTGTGTCAAAGATTATCAAAACACAAAACTGCTTATAAACGATATTTAGAAAATAAAGGTAAATATAATACTAGTTTTGAAGTTATAAAAAATGATCCAAATGTATGTATTATTTTAATAGAAGAATATAATTGTAACACTAAAATGGAATTGCATTCTAGAGAGCGTTATTGGATAGAACAGTATAAAAATATAATTGTTAATAAAAACATACCAACAAGAACGCAAAAAGAATATCATAATGATAATATTGAACGCATCAATGAAATAAAAAATAAAAAATTTACTTGTTCTGAATGTAATGGATGTTATACACATACTAATAGAACACATCATTTTAAAACATTTAAACACTCGAAGAAACCTATTGTCGAAGAAACCTACGGTTTCCCCGTGCCCCTTCCCTGTATTTTAGATTAGTTTTTGTTTTTAAAAAATCTTTTTATATATTAATAAGATAATTTTATAGAAATTTTTTCTAAAAAGCTGTAATAATGGCATATATTGGAAATTTTTCAATAAGTGAAAGAAATGATGGGCTTTATTTGGGTTCAGTATCTATTATTGGAGGTGGTAATACTGGGGCTACTGGTGCTACAGGTTCTAATGGTTCGACTGGTGCAACTGGTGCAACAGGTGACACAGGTTCTGTTGGAATGACTGGTGCTACTGGTTCTATTGGTATGACTGGAGCAACTGGTGACACAGGTTCTGTTGGAATGACTGGTGCTACTGGTGATACAGGTTCGCAAGGCATGACAGGTGCCACTGGTGATACAGGTTCTGTTGGAATGACAGGTGATACGGGCGCGACAGGCGCGACAGGTATGAGTTATACTATTGGAACTGGTCTAAATGTTGATTTATCAAATAATTTATATACAGTTGGAAATCCAAATATTCAACTAACAACAGCAAGCAAATATGTAAATGAAAATGTAAATTCTATACAATCACAAATAGATTCTGCAACTGCCCCAGATGTTATATATATTTCTGCTGGTAGTTATAATGAGAATATAGTAATCAACAATAAAAATAATATTGCCCTTCAAGCCCCTATTGTTGGGGCAAGCACTATTTGTGAAGTAAATAATTTAACAATCAGCGGAACTAGTGAGACTATACGGATTATAAATTTACAAATTCAAGGTGCTACAGTAAATATTGGCGGTGTTGGTGCCTTTATTTTCAATCGACTTGTATTTCAAGGTTCAGTAGAAACACCACAAACAATAAATATTGGGGCTGGTGTTTCTAAATATATGACTTTTGAAAATTGCGAATGGAACCAATACTGTACTATTAATGTATCACCATTTCTTGCCAATGTAATATACTTTATAAATTGTAATTTTGGAGGTGCTACATTAAATCTAAATCAATCTAGTGCAGTTCAAGTAATTATAAATAATTGTGCGGGACATACTGCATTACCAACAAATGCCACTTTAATAGGTATGAATGTTTTAACTACTGGGGTATCACAATTAGATGCGACAACACTAACAGTTAATGAAAATTTAAGTTATACTAGTGCATTTCCTATCGGTATTAAATGTGCTTTTGATGATGCTACCTATTGTAGCGGTATTATATGTCAAAATAAAAATGCTAATGATGGTGCTTCTGCTCACATACTAGTTCAAAATGATTTAGGGACTGATAGTGCTTATTATGGTGATTTTGGCATAATGTCATCTAATTCAATAGTGCAATTCGGGCAATTTGCCACAATGCCAAATTGTGTTTCTCTTACCGCACAATCTAGTAATCTAGTATTTTCGCCTAATGCAGGTGGGCAAGGTAACGCAGGAGAAGTAAGCAATATATTCTTCACATATGCCAATGGAACCAAAGCACATTATATAAGCGATGAAGGAAGATTAATTATAGGTGCTAATAATCCTAGTTATTCTGGTGATACTTATGGTGGTGATGATGGTGGTGTTAATCAGGTTTTGACTTCCGATGGCGTAAATGGCTTAATTTGGAGCCCCGCTGGTGGCTTTAACTCTTATTGGAATGTATTATATATTAATGATAATCAAGCATCAGTACAATCAAATTTATCAACAATAACACTATTTCAAAAACTAGACCAATTTAATATATTACCTGATAAAAGAATGCTTTTCAAATGTATATTTAATTTTTCAATAAGTTCCAATAATACAAATATAACTTTTGCATTGATAAGAATTCAAGGAGAAACGGAAACCACATTACAAGACTTCACACAATCACTTTCACGGAACGGGCACCATTCATTCCCTATAAATTTTGACTGGCAAATGACATCAGAATATGATTTATCATTTAAAATAACTGCGACAATGAGTGTTGGAACTATAAGTGTTGATACTAACGATTATTATTCTGTTATTGTAGATCAATTGCAAAATGCACCGCCACCATAATTTCAGGATTTAAGAAAAATAAAATCTTATTCTAGAGTAATAATGTATCTAGTATTATACCTTTTAGATTTATTTGAATTATTGAAATGAATACCGATGATACAAGGGGGTTCGGGGGGTTGAAACCCCCGCAAATGAATACAGTTATATGCAAAACAAAATTATACAATCATAATCAACCTAGTTACTACAAGCGTGATTTTTGCTGTTGTAAGTCTTGCGAAAAAATGACTATAGATGAAAATATGCATAAATTCGAACAAATTAGTAATAATACATATAAATGTAAGATTTGTAATGAAGAAATATTTGATTTCAATTTACTAACACATATAAATAGTATGAAGCATCTAATACTTGAAGCACTTTAATTAAAATAAAATCTTACTTTAGAGTAATAATAAACTTAAAATGCCTTGGGGTTACCATTTCTCAGTAGATGCTAAAGGATGTAATGAAAATGTAACAGACCCAAATTTAATTAAAATATTTGGTGAGGTATTAATTAAAGCCGTGAAGATGGAAAAGCACGGCGAATGCCAATTAGAATACTTTGGAAAAGACCATTTAAAGGGATGGACATATTCCCAACTTATAACAACTAGCAACTGTTGTATTCATTTTTGCGATAATGGCGAAATGTATTTTGATTTATTCAGTTGCAAGGAAATAGATATAGATATCGTTAAAAGTCTTATAATTGATTTCTTTAGACCAACAACTATAGAGACTAGATTCTTTGAACGTGGCTAATTTACTGATTTTTATTTCTTTTTTTATTTTAATAATAAACTTATATGGATATACAAAGTATAGAATTAGTTCTAGCATTTTTTCCAGACCCCCTAGAGAATAAAGAATATATAGAAGGGATATTGGATGAACATTTATCAAGTCAAACTATTAAACAAATACAATATTATGCAGGAAAAAACCAAGATAGAATTTTATATATTTTTAACGAAGATTATAAGGGAAAAATAATTAGTAAAAATTATTCAAAAGGAATTACAATAAATTATATCAACAAATTATAATAAATAACATATTAATGGATTCTATAGCCATAGCGGGAATCGTATCAGGCATAACAGGCATACTGATAGCAGTTTATACTCATGTCAAACATAGCGAATGCTGTGGATTTAAATTAGACACATATTCACCAAACGAACTACAACCTCAACCTCAACCAGCACAAATAATAGTAAATACTCCAACACACACCCCACATAATACTCCAGAAATAAAACATTCAAATCAAACTAATGTTTAATACTACCTTCTACTATATCTCTAATTTTCTTTTGAGTTTTTTCTGTTAATTTCAAGTAATCTATTAAAATAGAATGTCTAGTAATAGTATATTTCTCTTTATTTTCCAAGATAATATTAAAAATTCTATTTTTCTGTTCTTTATCCAAATTTAAAATGCTTGATGAAATAATATTATTCATTCTTGTATATATTATTTGGTTTTTTTTTAAAATTAATTTAAACGAAATAATATATATCTATATTATAGAAATAAAATATGGAACCTCAAGCAACTGCACAACGCGAATATAAAACGCCTATTTATACTAGAAATGCTAATAAAGCATATCGTGAAAGACAAAAGGAAAAAGATTTAGACGCATTTAATCAAAGAAACTGCAACTATATGAATAAAAGACTTGAAAAAATCAAGCAAGAAGGAAAATATGAAGAGTTTAAACAAGATAAGAAGGAATATATGAAAATATATAGACAAAAAGCCAAGCAACAACAACAAAGCACATTAATAGTAGATGAAATAGAAATAATTAATTAATTAATTAATTTAAATATATATTATATTTATTTATTTTTCTCGATAATGTAACTATCTGATTTATTAAATTGATACTCATTTTTCATTTTTTCAAAAACGTTTTTTTAAATAAATTAATTAATTTAAATTAAATATATAAAATAATTTTCGATTTAAAGAATAATAATATATCTAAATTACAAAATCAAATAAAATAAAAACTTACTAATCTTTAAAATGGCAACCTTTAATTCTATTCTAAATTCTCAGGATTTTCAAAATCCAGAACGCAAATCAAAACTACAATCTCTCCAAGAGAAAGCAAAGACTGCTACAGGACTAAAATCAAAAGTTCTAGCAAAACAAATTGCAAAACTCCAAGCAGAAGCAATTCCCCAAGGTAGTGTTTCTAAGAAATATACAATTACTAAACGAACACCACAAGAACAATTTAACAGAACTATTGAAAATCTTCAGAAAAAAAGAATAAAATTATATGATGAAGATACCAAGACCAAATTTTTAGAAAATCCAATTACATTTGAAGAAAAGATTAAACGAAATAAAAGAAATATTAAGAAAGTTAATAAAGACATTATTAAATATAATAAACAGGTTAATAAAGAAATACTAAAAGAATTCAAGCAAAAAATTACTTCAACCAAGCAAGGACAAAGTTTTATTATTCCACTTTCTAGAGAGAATAATTTACAAGATTTATATACTGCTATTGAATCATTTACCAGATACATAACTAGAGATGAACAAGTTATTGTTGCTGTTCATACATCTGAAAATCCAGATGCTATACCAACTTATTATGTCTTTAATGATAAAAATCGTGATAGATTAAAAAATATTATTGAAGAAGGATTAACAACCTATGTTGGAACTGGTAATGCTGTTGGTTCAGATGTAGAAATTATTGAAGCAATTAAAATTGCTAAATATATATCTGTTAGAATTGATACTGTTGGACGAAAGAAAAAAGATGGAAGTAAAAAAACTAAACCAAGAGGAGGATTTTTTCCTTATTATCATAATACAAAGTTTGATTTTAAAAAATACCAAATATTTAAAAATGAATCTGAAGCTAATTATGATGATAATTGTTTAATATATGCTTTAGAAATGGGTGGTATGGAAGAATCAAAAATTAATCATTTTAGATTATTGTGTAAAAATAGAGAAATTCCTCAATGTAAATTTGATGAATTATGTGATATAACAAATATTCAAATCAATTTAAAATATGATATAGAAAAATCCTGCAAACAATACGGAAATAGTCAAGAACAATATAATATTGGACTTTTAGAACATCATTATTTTATTAATGAAGATATTAATATTAGTTCATATTGTATTAATAACTATAATGAAGTAAAAAATATTAAAGATTGTAATTTAATTATTAAAAAAAAAACAGGTGGATATTATGAAAAGAAAAAAGACTATAAAATAAATAATTTTATCTTATTCAAAACACTTATAGAACAATCAAATATTTTACTAACCCCTATAACTTTTTCTAATGGTTTAATGAAAACACAATATCATAATAAAAATGATACAATAACATCATTAGACTTTGATAGTGAAATATGTTGTAAAAAAGTAAAACTATCAGAAAAACAGGAAAGAATAGAATATCCTGATAAAATATTTTTTGATATTGAAACAGACCCTACTGGGGATACTCATATTCCATTTTTAGTTAGAACAAAACAAATAATTAATGGACAAGTTATTAAGAAGAAATATTTTGGTTATGGTGATAAATGTATTTTATTATTTCTAAGAAATATAAGAAATAATAGTATTCTTATTGCACATAATGCTGGTGGATATGATAGCACATTTATAGTTAAATTTCTTGTAGATTATAATGAAGTTTGTCGTGCTAATGATGTTCTAATCTGTAGTGGTGTATTTAAAAACTTTTATTTAAATCGTGATGTTCATCTTAAAATTAAAGATTCATTGAAACTAATCAACATGCGACTTGAAGAATTCCCAGAGTGCTTTTTTCCAAATGAAAAGAATAACTTTAAAAAGGAAGTTATGCCTTATAATTTATATACAAAAAACAATATTGAAAAAATTTATTGTCCTATACAAGAAGGTATAGAAATATTAAAACAAGCTGGTAAAGAACAAATAGATATTAATCAATTTCTAGATAATATTGATAAATGGAATATTAAAAAGAATGACACATTTGATATTATAACATATGCTGATATATATTGTGAGCGTGATGTAGATATTTTAGAACGCGGATATGAAATTTTCCGTGGATGGATGATACAATTAACTGGATTTGATGTTGATAATATTATTTCCCTTGCATCATTAAGTGATAAAAATTTAATACAACAAGGATGTTATGAAGGATGTTATAGTTTATCTGGGGTGCCTCAATCTTTTATTATGAAGTGTGTTGTTGGTGGAAGATGTATGACACGACAAAATAAACGCTATAAATGTAAAGAAGTTATGCAGGCACTAGATGCTAAAAGTCTTTACCCTTCGGCAATGAATCGGATGGGGTTTTTAAAAGGAATACCAAAAATTATTAAACAAGATGAACTAAACTATAACTCATTACGACAATATGATGGATTTTTTGTTGAAGTTATAGCAACTGGAATTAGTAGAAAACGCGATTTTCCTTTATTATCTTATATTGACTCAAATGGTATTAGAAATTTTAGCAATGATATTATTGGAAAAACTTTTTATTTGGATAAAACAATGTTTGAAGATGCTCAGGAATATCAAGGTATTACATTCGATATTAAACGAGGTTATTACTTCAATGATGGTTTCAATTATAGAATTAAAGAAGTAATTCGTGAAATGTATAACGCACGTGTGGAAAAAAAGCGTAAGACTAAAGAATTTCCAGAAGGTAACCCAATCGAAAGAGCATATAAGGAATTATTGAATTGTGCATATGGAAAAACAATTTTAAAAGCTAGTGAATATTCATTTAAATATATTGATGGACATGATAAATTTAATAACTTTCTTAGATACAATTATAATTTCATTCAAGAATATAATTTAATATCCGATACAAAATATAAAGTTAAAGTTATTAAAGCAATTGATGACCATTTTAATAGACCACATATAGGTGTTAGTATTCTTTCAATGTCTAAACGCATCATGAATGAAGTAATGTGTTTAGCAGAAGATAATGGAGTAGTAATTGCCTACCAGGATACGGATAGCGCCAGTATAAGAGATGCAGACATTCCCAAATTAACAGAATTATTTTTTAACAAGTATGGACGCGTGCTTGTTGGTGAAGATATGGGTAATTTTGGGAATGATTTAAAATTTAATTATCAAGATGAAAATGGAAATACAAAAAAGGCAAAAAATGTCAAATCAATTGAAAGCCAATTTTTAGGTAAGAAATGCTATCATCATAGACTACAAGGTCAAGATGCTAATGGTAATAATGTTTATGGAGATTATATAAGATTAAAAGGTATTAGCGGAGATAGTATTAGTCATTTATGTAATAAAAATAATGTAACTGTAAATGATTTATATAATGATTTTATTAATAACAAAACAAAAACATTTGATTTACTTTGTAAAGATGAAAATGGTGTTGCTTTAAAGGTCGCTTTTCAAAAGAATAAAAATAAAACTATCTCTAGCAAAACTAAATTTGAACGCGAAATAAATTTTAATCGGGTGGAACGTGTTGAGTATCATGAGTTTGAAAGATTTTAAAAGAACGAACGAAAAACCATACCCGAACTTTTGGACGGGTGGGGGTATGGTTTTTTTTATTAATATGTTTTAACGCGAAATCGGGAAATTATTTTTTTTAATATTTTAGAATTTTTTGGACGCGACCTCGCGTTACATTTTTTCTTTTTTGCAATTTTTTATTTTTTATAATTTTTTGGAATTTTCATTTTTTCGAATTTTCATTTTTTTAAATTTTTGCAAATTTTTAGAAAATCAAAAAATTTTTTACGATTCAGCGGAAATTTTTAAGATTCGGCGGAAATTTTAATTGTAATTTAGTTTTCCCAAAAAACCACCTTTTTATTAAACACACTCTTTATTTT